TTTTTTTGACTAAAAGAATTTTGAAATAAAGATAGCAACTGCAATACAAACTAAAGACCATTGAGCTTTGTCAAAATCTCTTACTGCCATATCTTCCCAATAATTTGCTATTTCTATTTGCCTTTCGTTGTGCTCGCGTTGCTCTTGAATCGAGTAGTAGTTATCAGGACGCATATTAAAACCCTCCAAACGTGATTAACTTAGCGATAGGATCGGCGAACGCGATAATGCCGACACTTAAAACAACTCCGATTGATAGTATTTTCTTTTCCATTTCTATTTCTCCAATGCTTTTAGTAATGCGTCTGCATCTTCAATAGCCCACTTTGCAACCTCTTCAGACTTAACGTCTAGTGTAGCACTTTGCGACCTATATGCAGCCATAAAACTAGCTGCAAACTCTTCACGCTTTGTTAGTCCTTCATGAAATTCTGGCGCGTATTGACCAAAACCGTTTAACTCAATTGGGAATGCTAATTTATCTGCGTTTTTCATTTTTTATCTCCAATTTGGTTTGTTTGCTTGACGTGTTAATTATTGCTAATCGGTAACTAACACGCCAATCGTTTATGCCTATTAATTAACTCTCGTTTAATAGGATTCAGTTATCAAGAGTCTCGACAACGACTATAATCTCTCCCTCTTCAGCGTAAATCTTCTTGGTGTCATTCCATGCTATCTGGCTATCATCATGCCATGCGTGACCATTTAGCGCGTCATATACCGCTTTCTCGTAGTTGTCATTATCAGGCTTAGTCACCTTGTATTTACCCAAATGTTCAGTGCGTTTTTTCTTGCTCCAGGATTTCGGCGTCGGGATGCAAAGAAGCATGGTAACTTTGATTGCAATTCCCTCTTCAATTTTATTGAAATTTGTATGCCTACAAATGACGCTCATAGCCTCTCTGAACTGCGTATATTTCTTTGGATAATATGTAGCCCATTTTGTAACTCGTGGCCTTGACGCTGCAACAGGCTCGATTTTGAATTGGTATCTCATGTTATCTCCGGTTAAATTAACTAACTTTCCAATCGGGGCAGTTCATAACGCCCCACTCCCAATACATCCATTGCTGGACTTTGTATCCACAGACGACCCATTTAGTAAAATCATCATGGGCCATCTTTGAGTAAATCATACGATCGAAGTCTATTTGCGGTAACTTTGCCAGGTAAAATTCTTCCATGCCCCGCCGTTCATTCTCATGCGATCCATTATTCTTTCTCCTAGACATAGCGCCACCTCATCAAAGTTGTTATTGGTTAGCATTCCGGTAGGTTTAAACTTACACGTTCTCTGGTCGATTATCTGATTTAGTATGAGATTTTCGGCAGTTGTTCCACGCTGCAATCCAATCTCATCTATGACTAACAAATCAAGTTCCACCATGGAATTAATAAATGCATCCTCATTAAGGCCGCTATCACGCTCGTAGCAGCGTCTTAATTTTTGCATGAGCTCAGTTACCGTTATTATCAAACAAGAGCAACCAGACGCATTCAGAGCGTTACAAATCGATGCTGCTAAATGGTTCTTACCTGTACCAGTACCACCACTGAAGATAAAGCCCGTCCCATTATTCAAATGGAAGTTGTTTATGTAGCCTTGAGCAAAGTCTCTAACCTCTGCCATTTGAGGGCTATTCACTAAGAAGTTATCAATCGTACATTTTTCGTGAAGAGGCATTACACCGTTGCGGCCAACCACTTTTGACTTTCTAATCTCTTCGTGTTCCTTTAGAAGTGCGTCATGTGCCTTCTTACTTTCGCGAGCTCTAATCACTTCCATTTCTTCATGGGTGTACTTAGTACCCTGAGCAGCCATTTGCTTAACTCGCTCGATTATACTCTTGCTCATTAGTTCCACCCCTCAGGCTTAGTGTAGTTACCGCTGAATTGATTTACGTTTCTTCCAGGTGAAGAGTTGGCTTGTATTTCGTCATTCCAGCACTTGCCATTTAGCCATGTTAATGGGTTTTTCCTGTATTGCTTATCAGGTGTCGATTGAATGTATCTCGGTAGAACTTCAAATAACTTTTCTATCTCAGACTTGGTTAGCTTATTGAACTTTGCTTGGCACTTTTTGGAATCAACCTTCTTCCCGTACATATCCCAAAACTCAGCGAAGCGGGAATGTATTATATCTTCTTTTCTATTCTTATCTAATCTTATCTTATCTTGCATGACTTTATCAGATGATGTCATGATTGCGTCATGATGCGTAACAAGATTATCATTATCTTTAAAATTCTTAATGATTTCACGCATTTGAGGATTGCTTGTCATTGACTGGTCTAGTCGTTTTGCTAATTTTAAGCAAGTGATGACGTTATTTGAGCACTCAAATAACCCAATATTCACGAAATATTTCATCATTTCTTCGACTTTTTGAGGTGTTGAACCCGTATTTCGCGCAATAATGCGTGCATCATGCTCAAGTTCAAAAGTGATATTATTCTTGTCAACTTTGCCTGCAATTAGCTCCATGCAGTACCAATACAAGCCGTATCCTTCTAGTCCATAATCTAAAAGAACGTTTTGTAATTTTGCGTCTTGATTTGCGTCAGTATCGTGTTTTATCCATTGCATGTTATAATGTCCTAAATTGAGTTATTTTGAATTGAATTCCCTGGTTGCCGCCGGGGTTTTTTTATTGGGCCAAACTTAATTCAAGGATACGAGAAACCATATTGTTGAAGCTTCTCCCCTCCTCCTTTGCCCTCGCCGCTATCTTGGCTTTTAGCTCTGGATTGATACGAACTGATGTTGGCTTTGCTTTTGATTGATTAGACATTTTTGTCTCCTTTCGTTTGGTGTGTAATAAATATAACTACAAATGTAGTCACATGCAAGCATTCCAGTTAAAGTAAGTTAAACTTTTGTGATTTTGCGCAAATTACAGGCAATAAAAAACCCGCCATATAGACGGGTCGTTCAAGTGTTTGATTTTATACTATTCCTTCAGTTATCAGTCTTTCGTTAATCCATACCTCACCCGCATTGGTGAAGAGTGCCTGGCTAAATCCTTGTTCGGTTTGCTTCATTTCGCCGTAGCCTTTAGTGATAAACCACTGCATGAACACGCGACCTCGTTTAGTTGTGCGACTGTATACACCAAGGTCGACAAGTATCTTGTTTAGTCTCATTGCAGATAGGCCGTGTTTCTGGGCTACCTGGGTGGCGTTCATTAGGCTTTTGCGCTCAACCAGGTTATCAACGAATGCCACTTTGGGCGCTTGTAGTTCCAATTGCTTTGCCTGGTCGGCCGCAAGTTGTAGGGCTTCAGATAAAGTTTGGGGTATTTTTGGGGCTTGTGCTTCTTCAAGTTCACGCCACCTCTGGATGATCTTCATTCTCAACGGTGCGCTGTACCCAGAAACCAAACACAAGGTCATATCTCTATCTAGTAGATATTCGGTATAAACGTTACCCCTATGAACATATTCTGAACCCTCCAAATTTGGATGGTTAATTTCTGAGCACATTCTTTCAATGTCCCGCTTGACGTGTGGGTGCATTTTTCCAGTTAGCTGTGATATCTCACGACTGCTCATAGTTTGACTTGTGACTGTAGATAGGTTATTTTTCATATCGTATCTTTCCTTACATTAGTTAGATTTTGGCTGGCCGTCTTGGTCAGCCTTTTTTTTGAGATGCCTCTCAGCTATTACTAGCATTTGCCCGTCCTTTCTTCTTCTACCTTCCTTTGTTAGTAAGAATCCATGATACTGAATCTCTGGGATATTTAACTCAATTGAGTAGCTTATATTTGATACTAGTATTTTACCCCTCCCTATTGAGCATTCGGCGATATCACCTATAGATAGTGATTTATTTTGTAATACATATTTTGAGTTTAAATCCTCAATTGAAGTTTTAAACTGCTTTTCTATTTGGGATTTTTTTTGTTGATACTCTTTTTTATTCATTTTAATTAGCCTTTTTTGATGATTGATTTTCAGCCTTTTTTTTGTTCATGTGATCGCACATATCTTGTGCATCCGCTGCGTAGTAAGCTGAGTACTGGCTCTTACCGTCCGCGTCTAGCACGTGATACATGTGGTCTATTTCCATTACAAAGTACATAATTACGCTCCATATCCGTTTGGTAAGATTTCCAACACGCAAAGTGTTGCAGTGATAAAACAGGCTATCAACATGTAGAGTGTAATCACGCTTAAATCAATCGGGCCTTGCTGGCACTCGATTACTAGGCCGTTCTTTTTAGTGTGAGTTTTCATTGTGCTTTCTCCTTAGTTTAATTTATACTAAGCCCACGCAGGCTTGTAACCTTCCCATACAATTTCTGAATCTGTTTCTTCTGCAACTTCTAATGCGTACTCGTGGGCATCACTTGCTGAAAGTAGGTCACTTTGTTCGCTAAAGCCGTAATCCTCTGCCGCCCCTTCAAAGTAAAGAGAGTAAAGCTCCTCTTGACCTTCCATTTCGTGAATTATTACTAAGCCGTTCT